AATACTAAATAATCAACATATAACATATATGGCTTTGCTATTATTTCTCTTTGATATGCTACAAAATCCGCTATATCAAATGCTGGTGTAGCGTGGCAATTGAATGCTTTTACTTCTAATAAATCTATTCTTTTATTATCTGGATTTAAAAAGAAATCAGGCGGCATTTGTGTATTATCATTTAACGCATATTCTATATTATTCTTTTTAAACCATCCTTCTAACCATTCCTGTATTATATTTCCTATTACATCTCTTTGCTTTACTATAATATCAACAGAACCAAGATAAAATCTAATTTGTCCTTCTACTTCTAATATATGTTCTTCATTAATTAACTTATCATATACTTCTTGTCCTGTTAATCTCATTATTATTTTACCTCTCCTTCATAAATATCAAGCACTTTATTAGCAACAGCCTTTATAACAGGAACAACGACAGTATTACCTAATAAATCATAACCTAAATCTTTATCGATATTAAATTTATAATCTTCTGGATAACCAAATAGTCTTAATCCTTCTCTTAATGATAAATTACGCAATCCATTTCCATCAATAACATATAAATGTAGCATATCCATAGCAACTAATGTTGGTGCTATATCATCTGGATTAAGTATTTTACTAATTTGAAAAGACATTTTCCCTGCTACAATGTTATATCCAATTGGTAATGTATTATCTTGGACCCGCATTAATCCTTCCTTGCGCTTTGGATATTCTTTTTTTACATATCTCTTTTTTGCTAAATCCTCTAACATTTCTTCTGTATCAGGTTCATTATAGAAAGTTTTTATCATTTCTAATGTTAATGGCATTCCGTCCATCCAATCAATGCCATATATTTCCGCCCAGTGTTTCTTTCTTCTTTCTTTTAGCATCATATTAAGTAATTGTTTTTGCTTATCACTTACTTTACCTTTTAATTCTATGTCCCAACTATGTATATTATCTTCTCCTCCACGTTTATCTTTAATTGCTTTTCCTTTTAACTGTTCTAATGTGTAGTGTTCCAGCAATTTATCAATAAATGGGCCTTTTTCTGTTTTTAATCCTTTTTCTAATATGTCTCCCACTGTTTTATGTTCTATATTAAACCCTTCCATATTAGGTGTTTCTTTTAGTGTTCCTATAATATAAATGCGTTTTCTTTCTTGTGCTACACCAAAGTTTTTAGCGTTTAAAACTCTCCAATTTACCTTATACCCAGCATTTTCTAATCTATCTAAAATTATAGTTAATGTTCTCCCTATTTTATCTGTTGGTTTTTCTTTATCGTGATTTACTAATCCTTCTACATTTTCCAATATAAAACCAAATGGCTTCTTCTCATTTAAAATTCTTTCTACATCAAAAAATAATGTTCCTCTTGTATCATAAAAACCTAATCGTTTTCCTGCCGATGAGAATGCTTGGCAAGGAAATCCAGCCAATAAAATATCAAAATCTGGTATTTCATTGGCCTGTATTTTTGTTATATCTCCGTGTATTTCTTCTTCCGGATGATTTTGTTTTAGCACTTCAATAGCATAAGGTTTAATTTCACTTGTAAATACACATTCTGTTTCTATATTTCTATCTTTACACGCTAATTCAAATCCCTTTCTAATACCACCAATTCCTGCGAATAAGTCAATAAACCTTAACATTAATTTTCCTCCGCTGGTTATATCGCATTTTTATAACTAATTATTTTTCTTAAAAAACGCTTTTATTCTCTCTCCTATTGTTTTCTTTGGAGGAGGTAAAAGCAACTGTTTTTCTTGCTTTTCTGCCGCTAATAGTGCCGTTAATTGTGAATTTAATGAAATAAAGTGTAATCTTTCTGCCTCTTTATCATTTAATTCTTTCTCTAATTTTGATATTTCATTTACTTTATTCTGTATAATTTCATCCTTTGTATTTACCAATTCTTCTAATTCGTTAATCTGGCTTCTCAATTCATCTATCAATGTTTCATTACTTAATTTCTTCTTTTCTTCCTCATTATTTATAGTATCTGCTTTTTCATCATTTTTATTTTCTTCTTGTGAAGATATTGTTTCTAATTGAAAATATTCTTTCAGCCAATCTAATATAACGTCATCATAAAATACTTGTCCATTTTCTAATTTTTTTCGATGCTCCGGCAATAACTCAACCAGACTATCATTTTTTCTCATTAGTCTATTTATAGTCTGTGGAGGTTTTCCTGTGATAGTCTGTAATTGCTTCATTGAATAATATGTCATAAACTTGTCTCCCACGCGATTATGTTCGAAAGATTTAGAACACATTCGAAAATTTTATCAAAAGTTAGAATATTCTTGTTCTAACTCATTGTCAATTGTTCGAATATTTGCGAACGTGTTGGAACATATATAGTAAAAGGTGGGAGGTTATCCTCCCACCTTTTTACTTTCTTTATTTGTATTTTTTCTTTTCTCTTTTAACTTATTATCTAATTCTTTCCCTTTCTTACGTTTATCAGGATTTATATGATTTTCTTTTGCTATATCTGTCATTAGATTGTCATAATCACTTTTTTCATTAAATTTAAAAATTATATGTGTAACTGCTTTTCCTGTTTTTTCTGTTTCATATGATATATTCATATCTGTATATTGAACTATATCATAAACAGATGGATTTAATACTCTATCTTTGAAATGACTATATTTAACATATGTTTCTGCGTCTAATCGTTTTTTTAATTCATCAACAGATATCTTAAAATCGCCTTTATACCTAACTGCGCATAGATATTCATATAATCTTATTGAGTATTTATGTGTTAAACATAATATGTTTGATAAACTGTATTTTGTATATCTCTCTCTTAATTCAAATAAATATGGAGCAACAGTATAATGAAATGATACTCTTATTGTTCCTTTGCCTTTATCAATTTCTGCTCTATCTATCCAACTAAATAATACTTCTTTTCCGTTTTCCATCTCTATCCAACTTGATTTATCGTGTAATTCCTTTATATCGGCTTTAATTGTTTGGTAGTAAAATCCACTATCTTCCACATAACCGCATATTTTAGCAAAGTCTTTTATTGATAACTCATACATTGTATTATCTTCATCATCTGGCTTTATACGCGATATAAAATACAATAGTATCTTTTGTTGTTGTAAAGTTAGGCTATATCTGCTTTTAGTTATTAATTGAGTATCCTTAACAACTAAAAAACTTCTTTCTTTGCTTTCTTGCTCTGATTTACTCATAATATAGCCTCCCTATAATTGTCTAATGAATTGTATCATTACAAAAGGCACAATACAATGTGATTTGTGTCTTTTTATGTTGTGAGGCTGCTTTCTACTTCATTACAACTAACATACTTATATATTTTAATTAAGGATATTTTTACGCGCGCGCGAATATATGAAGAAATCGATTTTTAAGCCTATTTACTGCCACATTATCTGCGTTCAACTGCCACATTATCTGCGTAAAAAAGCGGCTTTACTGCCACTTTTTCTGCGTTAAACGATATTCAACTGCCACATTATCTGCGTATAGAAATCGCGCAACCATTGGGAGGGTATTATATTAAATGCGCGTAAATGCCTTTTTTTAGGTCAAATAAGCGATTAAATTGTTGGGAGGGTAAATTATAAGCAGACAAAAGAAAACGCGATTTAAGGGCATTTTAAGCGTTCTCTTATTTTCAATTCCTCAACAGCATAGAACTTTCGAAAACTTCCAATTGGCACAATCGCGCCCAATGATTGCTTTCTTATCCTGCCGTCCTGGCTATAATCATTCGCAATCCTTGTTTCATACTCTCCCTTATGTGCTTTTAGATATGAGCGCATATCATTAGCAGTAAAGATATAAAATACTTCTCTCTTTGCGTCTCCATAAAAAATAAAATCTGCTTGCGTATAATTAGCCCAGCCTTGCTAATTCTCCTATATATTCGTTAATAATTCGAAAAACATTGCCTGTGTTCTATACATTCTACTATCCCATTTAACCTCAATATCAAAATACTCTCCATTTTTAAATGCGGTAAAATCAATATCTTTATGCCAGTAATCCGGCTACTGTGTTCTATCTATTACCTTATAATCTTTTTTTTCTAAACATAATTTTGCTAATAACTCTCCTTTGGAATAATCATTCATTCTATTCTCCTCCCAAATAAAAAACCATTCCCCATTGGGGAATGGTTTTTATGTATTATTCTTTTGTTTTATCTTATGTATTATCTATACTATTTCTCATTACAAAAGGTAATAACCGGTTATTACTTTAAAACTCAGCGCAGTTATTACTTTTCGTCACAACTGCGTTATTACAAAAGGGAACAACGGAAAAATTAGAGTTCCTTTCCTGCGCAGTTAATGATACTTCATAAAAATCAAAGATATTTGAATTATTAGATACTGGTTTTAAATATTCTTTTTCAATTAACTCATTAATAGCATTATTATACTACTTAATTTTAATGCCGAAATTATTATTAACTTCTGCGCTACTTAATGCGAACTAATATTTATTCTGGTTTTTCGAAAAATAACACCATAATTTAAATGCTCCTGCGTCTAAATCTTGCGCCGCCTGCTCCATCGCGGCAATGTTAATCATAGCATAAAGATGATTTTTATCATTTAATTGTTTATTTATTCTAATTACTTTCTAATTAGGAACTGTTTTTACATTCACCGTCTCCCCCCTTTATAACCGTCTTTATTTCCGTAAAATCTAAAATAGATTATTTACCAAGATTTTTTAGCATTGTATCAATTTCTTTTATTTCTGGCGCAACATTATTAGTAATCTAAAAATTAATTCTATTATCTATATACTGTTCAAGTATTGTTATTAATTCATTCTTTAAAGTCTCTTTCTATGTATCCATATACATTTTCTAATGTGCTATGAGTAATGCTCTGGATAAACTCTTGCCGGTTATATCGGCTATACTGTTCCAAATATCGTAATTATCCCTTTTTGCCATATTCCTATACCTCTTCTTTATTTTTGTTTGTATATTGTAAAAGTAAAAAGCGTAAAAATGTGGAGGGTAATAATCCAATATCTTTTGCGGCAACCTGTAAATCATTATATTCCTTTGTATTTAATCTTATAGATAATACTTTATTTCTTACTTCTGTCATATCTATATATACTCCTTTAAATTTTATTATAGTTTTTTCGCTCCATCATACTATGAAAAAACAGGAAATACTTTTATTCATATTTGTCCTACACATAATAACAAAATTTTTTATGTTTTTCCGTCTTCCAATTTTTCAACAGCATTACGAAATTTTATAGGCCACGCATAAGGCAAACGCAGCATCAATTTTTATTTTTTCCGATAATATAGCCCGCCCCTACTTATTCGATACACTCTATATAAAACTATTTCTCTATAATCAAACGATATAAACATATTACTATTACCGCACAAATAAAAAAGGCAATAGCCGCATTTATCGGCTACTCCCTTTTTAAAAGTTTATTAGCATCAAAGCAATTGTCTAATTGCTGTTCCTGTTGGTTTATCATAAACCATATAAAAGGTTCAAAATATTCACAATTAGAACATTCGTTATCTTGTAAATTATGGCATTCACTTATATCAATAGTCTGATTTAACTTTAAACAATACATATATTTCTCCTCCCCAGCATTTACCAATCAAACATAGTTAATGGGAGGTTAGAGGATATCATTGTTAATAATATTTTCCATTTGCGCAACATATAATCATACTGCCTTTTTTCGTCTAAATAACTATCTGGCAAATATTGTAAATTGCCATCAATATCCTCCACATAGTCACAACTATTAATGTTTCTTTCTAACTCTTCTATCTGTTCATTTATAAAAGTTAATACTTCTTTATTGCGTTCTTCCTCTGTTCTTATAGTTATTAACATTATTTTCTCCAATCAGGATGAGGTTTAAACCTCCTCCATTTTTGCCATCTTATAGAATGTTGCTCTGCTAACACCTGTTCGTTTTACTGCTTCTGTTGCGGTTATATTGCCAGCCTTCCACTCTTTATATGCCGCTATAAATTCTGGTGTTCTTTGTGCTGTCGGTCTTCCTACACGCTCTTCTTCTACTGCTTTTCTAAACCCATATTCACGGCGTTCTGCGTTTATCTCTCTTTCATAAGCACTTATAGCACCTAATACACCAACTATTAATCTTCCTGTCGCGCCACTTGTATCAATGTTCTCTTTAAGACTAACAAAAGCAACGCCTTTTTTATCGAAATAATCCAATGTATTTAAAAGGTCTGCTAAACTGCGGCTAATACGGCTGAAACTTTCAAAATAAACAATGTCTCCCTCTCGCACATATTCCAGCATCTTTTGAAATTCTGGTCTATCTGTTGTATTCTTGCCGCTTGCCTTTTCGATAAAGGTTTTATCTATATCCTTTGGCATTACATACTCTTGTCTATCAGTTACTTGATGTGTTGTGCTTACTCTAATATATGCTATCTTTGACATTGCTTATTATGTCCTTTCCTTATGTTGTCTTTATACTATCAGCAGTGTTTAAAAATGTCAATATCTATTTTTAAACATTTAATTATTATTTTATAAGTTTTTTAAACACTCTATAACACTATATTTTAACCGTTTAATAAACCAAGGTATTTTAAACACAATAAAAAAACTCCCTCATAAAGAAGGAGTTATAAATAACAGATATGTTTTTATTTATTGCTTATATATTCGTTATACCATTTTTTAGCAGAAAAGAAGCCTTTTTTATGCTCTTTCAAAATAGCATTAAACTTATCCAACGCCTCTTTATCGTTCTTTAAAGCATCTCTAATTGCGGCGGCATTTAAATTATCTGGATTTTCTTTCATCCTTTTTTCCATCTTTTCTCTCATCATTTTCGCTTTTTCTTGTGATTTAAACCGCATATCATAACCGTAATGGATATAACGTTCTACTTCTTCATCTTCATCTTTTGTTGGAGTAATAGACTTATCAATTGTTATAATGTGTTTTTCATTATTTACTGTATAATACTTAGCCTTTTTTTTCATAACCTTTAATTTCTCCTTTTGTCTAAATAATAAGATTTATTACATTATAAGCATTTCAAACTATAAACACAAATTTCATTTAATTCTTCCAACTGGATAATTATCTTTAATATCATTATACCGCGGTATATTTAAATCTTTTCCATAATACTTTTTATAACTGTGTAAAAAACGTTGTCTCCAAATAGTAGCATCTGCGTGTGTTTGTTCGCATAAATAAACTGTTTCTTCTATTGCGGAGAGATAATCCTCTATACATTTATACATTTGTTTATTGTTCTCCGGCTTTCTAATATCGCCAGGTCGCATTTTTTGTATTCTTTTATTTTTATATTGAACAGTAATAGGAAACATTGCCATTCTTCTTGTCATTTCCCAAACCTTTTTTAACCATAGATTATTTATTATTACTGTTCCATCATCTAACATATCATAAGCAAATACTAAATAATCAACATATAACATATATGGCTTTGCTATTATTTCTCTTTGATATGCTACAAAATCCGCTATATCAAATGCTGGTGTAGCGTGGCAATTGAATGC